CACATGTATCAGTATGGAACTTTTATCCTGATCCAGATGCTAACAATATGGATGAAGCTCAGTATGTTATAGAACGACACAAAATGTCACGTACTCAGATGCGTGGTCTTAAAAAACGCCCATACTTTCGTTCAGCCGTTATTGATGAAGCAATAGCAATGGGAGAAAATTACGATAGAGAAAGTTGGGAAGACGATCTATCTGATTACGCACCTGATCACGGATCTGAAAGATTTGAAGTATTAGAGTACTGGGGTATGTGCGACACAGAAATGCTTAAAGAACATGGTGTAGACATACCTGAAGAGTTAGAAGATACGGATGAACTACAGGCTAACATATGGATATGTAATGGCAAATTAATTAGAATGGTTATGAATCCTTTTAAACCTGCCCGTATACCTTACATGGCTGCACCGTATGAACTTAATCCATACAGTTTCTTTGGCGTAGGCATAGCTGAAAACATGGATGATACTCAAACATTAATGAATGGCTTTATGAGAATGGCTGTTGACAATGCTGTATTATCTGG